TAGGGAATGTAAAGCCGTTCCCCATGGTCGACATCATATGCAGCACCTCTACATCCCCATTAGGAAGTACCGTTTGCGGCGATCTGAAATACATCATCGCACGGTACACCCCGTCGGGTAGCAGACGTTTAACCAATTTGATACTGAACATATCAGATGCACTCTTCAGGTCTATAGTAACAAGACCGTCAGTGATGCTACCTTGCATGGCTAGCAGCTTGTTTTTCGGCTGCTGGTCACGAATGTCCAGCCCAATGCGTCTCAAAACATCAGAGATGTACTCACCCAGCGCAAGCTGGAGGGCCATATTCCCGGACGGTTCGATAGCAATGGTTCTTTCGGTGGTTTCGTTTTTCGGAACCGTTGTCAGGTGTGAGCCAGCAACTACGTGGATACCCTCCTCTGAACTGAGCAGATCATGCGCAGCTAGATAGGGGTTATTATCACGTAGCCATAGAACTGCTGACTTACAAGAGGGCGTTACGCTCATCGGCTGCGACAGTTTTTCAGCGGTATGGGTCCCGGTAACCTCGTGAGAGGCCCCGGGTCCGAATCGCCAAAATCGCAGTAAGTGCCGATAATCGTAACTCACTTGGATTAGTTCGGGGTCATGAGTCGCATTATAATGCTCGAAAGCTTCAGAGATGAAGACTCGGGCAATGTGCTCAATATCCCTATCCAGATCCAAGTTGATACTGAAAACCCGCTGATTAACTTCGCGGAAGTCCGCGATAGCTTTTTCAGTGAGTCCAGGAGCACCAAGACGGGCACGCTTGCGAAGTCGGTCATTAAACCGGTTCCGGGCGAAATCTCGTTCGGGCTCTGGGGTGCGTTGCTTTGCATCTCTCAGTTCCTCTGACAATGTGTTGCAGAAGCTTAACAGCTTATTCTGCGGTGCCATAGAATAACTCCTAACAGCAGTGGTTAGTAAGGTGTCTTAGAGGACACCAGTGATGACAGTATCCGCGATACCAGATGCATTAGCATAGCCAGCGCCAAAATGCGCGCTGATCATTGCTTTAATGTCTTCCGGTTCGTAGGTGTCAGTTCCTGCAGGCACTTCAATGACCGTAGTAATACGGGCCACTTGGATGCTTTGATTAACTGCCGGCACAGCACCCTTGCGGGTGATGAGCTTGTAGCTATTCACAGGAATGTTTTTCACTACCCCGGTAACGGGGTTTACTGCGGGCAAAACCCGCAACACCGCAGGCCGGAAAAACGTAAGCGTAAACGGTTTTGACACCGAATTCGCATCGACTCCGACTTGCGTGCCACCCATAACAGTAACGGCGTATTGCTTACCGTTAATGTTGGGGGCAGTGTCTACCACGATTGTGTAGGTAGGGTTAGTGAACCCCGGCACTGCAGCGCCAGTGATTGGCGAAGCTGGGTTGAAAGACATAGTAAGTCCTCCGTCAGAGCTTAAGCACTGACAACAAGTTTAACAACTTAGATACGCTATTACGTGCAACAGAATCCTGGTGTTTTACGACCAGAGTTGCGTGCGGTAGCGCGGCGAGAGGGGTACGCTGAAACTGCATCAACTCAAACTGCCGATGCTGCATCGGGGATTCGATTGGAATTATACCATTCGGGTTACCTTTAGCAGAAAATTCGAAAGAATGAGTACAGCGACATCTCAGCATGCGGTTTTCGACGAGATAGACCGTGTTCGCAGGTGAACTTGTGAACACGTCGTCGAGGAACTCTCCTACGTTGGTGAAATAATCAAACAGCCAGGAAAAGGCGGTCAGCTCCCACAAAGTACTTGGGATAGCTGAAAAGCCGATACCGAGCTGATCCAACAAGGAGTAGTCATTCGCGCTTGCCAAGGCAAGCTCGAACCCGCCAACAAATCGGTAGGATAACTCATACGTGCCACTCCCTTTCTTATACAGAGCAAACCCTATAGGGGTGCTCGTAACAGATGTGGAAGGGTCGTACGTGTATAGCCCTCGTTTTGTTGCAGTCGCACGGAGACGCACATCGGAATCCTGTCTAGCTATATATGATGCAATTGCATTGCCTATGTTCGAGATATCCCCGATCATAGGTGCAAGAGCAAAGTTATAGCCTAGCCAAGTGTCCTGCATGTAACGAACCCACGACCGCCCCTTTGTTCTTTTTGCCTCTAAACACGCAACGGCGAAATTCGTAGAAAGCATAGCGGCTTGGCGCACGAGTGCGCTAAGTTCACGAGCTTCTGCGAGTGGTGCCATTGCGTGAGCAGAGCCTGTCCTGCCGGCCAGCTGATCTTTCATTTTCTTTAGCGCGCGGTTGCGCGTTTCGGAATCTGTAGTGTCATTTGGAAACCGGGGCACACCATAGAGCTTATAACGTCCCGATGTATCAATTCGGTACGAGAATTTCTGCCCTGTGGTGCCAGAGACCTGCATGACTCCCCCGATAGTCAGACACTTTCCAGTGGTAAGACTATACGGTAGGGATGCATCCTGGTTTCTGCGGACTTTATCACGCCAATTGGGTAAGGAATTACGTGTCCTGCTGGTCGTAACAAGTGTGATTGGAGTAGAATCCTGGACGATAGACGGGCTCGCATTTCGCGAGTCCGTTGTTATCGTCCGAAAGGATTCGATACCGATCACTTTGCTTGTTTCTACTGGCATGGCACTTTCCCAAAAGGTGACACTGCACGCGAGAGCGTACAGCGACGGGGAAACCCCGATTAAAGGACCTCACGGCGCCTTACAGCGCCGGAG